TTTAAATTTAATTGAGACTTTAGAGGACAATGGTATTCAAGTTGTTTCAGCCAATACCGACGGAATCATGCTCAAGCATAAACGTAATGAGATTACAAAAGTTCATCATATAATTAAAGAATTTAGTACGCTAACAGGTTTTATATTTGAAGACACTCCGTATAGGGCAGTAGCATTGAAAGACGTTAATAATTACTTTGCAGTGAAGCAAGACCGTTCAATAAAAATAAAGGGTATTTACAGTGCGCCAACTTTGAGTAAGAACCCAACCGCGCCCGTGGTCTCTAAAGCTGTGGGATTATGGTTAGCATACGGTGCAAAGTTTAAAGACACCGTAATGAATTCACCTTTGACTGATTTCATCAGTGTACGCTCAGTTACTGGGGGTGGAGTGCAGGGTGATAAATACCTCGGTAGGACTGTACGATGGTATCAAACGCGAGAACAGTTACCTCCGCTAACCTATGCCACAAATGGTAATAAAGTGGCAAAGACTGACGGAGCTAGGGAATGTATGACTATGCCGAAGGAATTTCCTGCGGATTTGGATTATGACTGGTACTTTCGTGAAATAAGAAAAGTTGTAAAAGATATTGGGGCAGAACGGTATCTTGAAGTATAATATAGGTTAATAAATGAATAATACACGAATATACAACGAATTGATACTTAGAGCTAAACTCAGAGTAAAACCAGAGGGTTACTTTGAGAAGCACCATGTTATTCCTAGGTCATTAGGTGGTTCTGATTCAAAAGATAATTTAGTTAATTTGACAGCTAGAGAACATTTTATTTCTCACTGCTTATTGGCTCGCATCCACGGCGGAACACAATGGTATTCGGTATTAAGGATGAAAAATGATAATAAGTATTTCAATTCAAAACTTTATGAACATGCAAAAGAAAAATGGGGTAAAGTAGCTTCAGAATTAAGAACAGGAAATAAACACCCTTTTTATGGTAAAAAGCAATCTGCTGAACATAGTTCTAAAATATCTGAATCTTTAAAAGGTAAAAAGAGACCAGATGTTTCAGAAAAGAATAAACAGAAAGCTGGTAAAAAGAATTTGGGAGTGTCAGAAAGAAATAAAACCAGATTGGGTGAAAAGCGTCCAGAACACGCTATCAGAATGAAAATCATAATGACAGAGTACTGGAAAAATAAACGATTAGAAGCAGGTAAACAAATTGAGCTATAATTCAAGCATAAACGAAATAACAGGGAAGGAAAAAATGCAAGATGAACTAAATCTAGAACCAGCTGTAGTATGGGTGATTGACAACACTCAGCGTAAGACTATTAAAGATGCGGTAAGATTCGGAGAAGTAGAACATGTTTTTACTGATATGCAGTATATTGATCCAGTGGAACATGCTCGTGAAATTTTAAAAGATTTTCAAGAAGGAGACTACCTATGCATGATTGGTAATCCTTTATTGTCAGCAGTGGCGGTTGCAGTAGTGGCACAAAACAATCCTGGTATGGAAATTAGGGTATTGCAATTTGATAGCCGAACTTTTCAGTATGTTCCAGTATACTTAAATTTTTAATAAAGGAAATAATATGAGTTTTATAGATTCCCTTGTCAAGGGAAAGCAGGAGTTACCTCCCCGAATCTGCATTTACGGAAATCATGGTATTGGAAAAAGCACAATCGCATCTCAATTTCCAGCACCTATTTTTATAAATACAGAGGACGGTATTGATTCATTAGACGTTACTTCATTTCCTCGCGCTGCTGAAATTAGTGACGTAGTTGGGGCAATCAAGACATTGCTTAAAGAAGATCACAAATTCAAAACACTAGTTATTGATTCAGTGGACTGGATGGTTGAGCCTTTAATCTCTAAAAATGTAGAATCATCGTATGATGCTAAAGACCTTGGATACGGTAAGAATCAGGTTTATGTAGCTGAGGAATTTCGTGAGATTCTTCAGGGTCTAGATGCACTACGCCGCAAAAAGGGAATGAATATCGTACTACTTGCTCATGCTAATGTAGTGCGCTATGAGAACCCATTAACCGAACCGTACGATAGATTTTGCCCAAAGCTGCCTAATCGCTGCAATGCATTGTTGCAGGAGTGGTGCGACGTAGTAGCGTACGCAGGTTTTAAAGTAATTGTCAAAAAAGCTGACGTAGGTTTCAATAATACTGTAAACCGTGGTATTACCACTGGTGAGCGTCTTTTACATGTAACTGAAAGCCCAGCCTATATTGCCAAGAATCGTTATGCCTGTCCTGATTCGTTTGAGATGACTATTGAAGAAATCTCAAAAAATATCCCTGTAGTATCTTAATAATCATAAAGGAAATATCATGAGTAAATTTGGATTTGATTTAAATGAGTATGAATCAGAAGAGCGTAGCTTTGAACCATTGCCAAAAGGTGAGTATGAATTAAAATGCTCCGAGGCAGAAATGAAGGTAACAAAAAGCGGTGGTGAAATGATTGCTGCAACTTTTGAGATTGTTAAAGGTCAATTTGCTAACCGCAAAGTATGGAATAACTATAACATTGTCAATAACTCTGAAAAAGCTCAACGCATCGGTCGTGAGCAGGTTTCAGCATGGGCACGTGCCTGCGGTAAGCCAAATGCTACCTCGGTAGATGAACTGCTTGAGCGTAGCTTTACGGCAGTGTTGGATATTGAAAAAGGTACAGAGGGTTATTCCGATAAAAATCGCATTGTAGGTTATGTTTCTAAGGATTCAGCCCCAGCAGTAAAACCTAAAGCTAAAGAGCCATCATTATTAGACTTAGAAGATGACAATCTTTCAACAGCTAAGGTAAAACCAGAAGCAAAAGAAGGTAAAAAGAAAAATCCTTGGGATTAATATTTTACGGGGTCTCGCTGAGCTAAAGAGTAGCTTAAACAACTGCTCGCCCCACCTCTAATAACGCAATAAAGGAAATACATGGCAACTAAAAAACCAGCACCAATTATGATTCCTGCAGCTGAGGATGAAATGATTGTGCGAATTTACGCGGGTATCAAGAAACTTTCAGATAGGGCAATGAGGTTGTCTAGGCTTGGTGCGTCAGGCATCGGAGAGGAGTGCCTCAGGAAGATCTGGATGGATTGGCGGGGTTATGACTCAGTTGAATTTGAGGGTAGAATGTTACGCCTTTTTGGTACGGGTAATCTTCAAGAAGACCGCATCGTTTCAGATTTAAAGAATGCAGGCTATTCAGTTTACGAGAAAGACTCCAACGGAGAGCAATTCACATTCACTGATAAGACTGGGCATTTTGTAGTCAAAACTGATGGAGTCATCAAGGGTGTACCTTCGGCTGAGAATACTCCGCATGTTCTTGAAATAAAAACACACAATAAAAAGTCTTTTGAGGAGTTAGAAAAGAAAGGTGTTGTCATTTCTAAGCCGATGCACTATTATCAAGTTCAGGCGGGAATGCTATTCAGCGGCATTGAACGTGGGCTTTACCTCGCTTTAAATAAAGATAATGAACAGTTTTACGTTCGGCGTATTAAGCCCGATGCCCACACTCAAAGTGATATTCTCAAGCGTATTGATATACTCGTTAATGCTGAAATACGACCTGCGCGTATTGGTGAAAGCCCAGAGACATACCCTTGCCGATGGTGCGACTTTAAAGAAGTATGTTTTGATATGAAGTCTCCCGCAGTGAATTGCCGCACGTGCGAATATTCAAGACCTATAGAAGACGGTAAATGGCAGTGTGATAGATTAGATATTGAATTAGACCTTCAAGACCAATTAGACGCATGTAAAATGTATTCACAGAAAGGAAAATAATGATGACTTCAAGTGTTACAACCTATAGTATTCCAAATTTAAAACAGATAGCTTTTGATTATGCTTTTGAATATTGTGAAAAGATTGCTGAAGCAAAGTTTCATGCTCCCAGTGAATTTATTAAAGTAGTCGAGATGTTTTATGAATCTCTAATAGAGGACACCTTAGATGAATCAGAATGAAGATAATGGATTTGAAGAATACTGGGAGAAGTTTAATAATTTAAACGTACTCAAAAATCTTGCAAAAGAAATCTGGGATGATGCATTTTTAGCAGGTGGAAAAAAACCATGGTTCTCTTTGACTAAAGAACAAATGGAAGCTATTAAAAATATGGAATTTGGAGAATAACATGGCTGATTTTTATTTAGGTATTGATCCAGGGATCAGCGGTGCATTA